ACCCATCGTGTAAGTCTGCTTGCCGCCCACTAAGGGGAAATCGTCGGTTTGCGTAGTGAAAATTGTTAGCCTGTCGGCATTCCAGCTATCCACCATGTCGTTAAAGGCAGACAGCGCATCGTTCGCGCTGCCGGTATCGAGCGTTTCGCCAGCGGCCAGCACGTTGATGAGACGCAGTGAGCCGTTAATGAGGTCGAGAGCGGTCGCCATAGGTTACGCAGCCCTTCCCGGCCCGCGGCTGATCGGCTTCGGCACCGGCGGATTCGCTTTTTCGTTGAGCAACGCAAGCTGAAGACAGATTTCCTTCATCCACGATCTTTCGCTCAGGTCTACCGCATTTTTGTTTCGGATTTCTTCGCTGGTCATAATTCAAAAAGGCGGGGCGCACCGTTTAGCACGCCCCGTAGGAGGAAAAGCGGTTACTGGGCGATAATGCGTGCGGCCAACTGCGGACGCAGCGTCTTGTAGCCGTACAGCACATCAATGCGGCACGGAATCGTGTCGGTCGAGATGTTGTACTGGCGGGCAATGCGCATGGAGATGCCGTCCATGACCTGCCGCGATCCCCAAGCGCCAAGTTTCGACACGTCGATCAGATCGGCGGTGACGAAGGTGAATGCTTCGGGGTGGAACAGCATCGACTGCGCATAGAGCGCCGAGGCGCCGCCGCCAACCTTGGCCACCGTCAGCCCGGCGCCGACATTGGTCACGTTCTGGGTTGGGCCGGTGGTTACGGGCGTTGGAGAAATGGACAGGTTGCCCGCGCCCCCCGCATAGGCTGCGGTTACGACGAACTGCTGCAGGAACCCGCGGTTCGCCTTGGTTTCGGGGTCAACCGCGTTCACCGTCGAGAAGGTGACAATGTCCCCTTTGGTGAAGGTGTTAGCGCCCGTGATCAGAGCCGCCAGATTGCTGCCGCTGGTCAGGGTTGCGGTGTAGCCTGTAGCCGCAGCCGCGGTGCCCGACTGGAACGGATTTAGCACCGTATTTTCAAAGGTGTTGATCCCGTTCACCTTGCCGATTTTGCCGAGCAGGTAAGGCTTCGAGACCGCTTCCTGCGGGTTGAAGAATCCCTTGATGGCATCGAGGAACGAAACCACGTGCCCCGAGTTCATGATTCCGCAACGCTCACCATCGTCGGGCGCAAGGTACTGTTGGAGCAACTTGCGGCCGAGCGCGATGTCCTTGTAGCTCAAGGTAGCCGCGTTGTCGTCCACCGCGTTATAGACATCGAGCACCATGCTCAGCGCATCGGCTTCGATGTTGGTTGCCAGGACGGCCATCGCAGGCTTGAGGTAGCGCGCGCTGAATTCGTCAATGGTCAGGGTCAGGTCTTGCGAGGAGAACGTGAAATCGACGCCCTTCTGCGTCGAGACCGTCAACACCTGGCTGGTTTCGGTCACATCCTGAATGCTCAACGCAGAGCCGGTGCGAACCGAGAACTGGTTCGGCATACGGATGGTGAGGGTGGGACCGATCTTGCCGGAAGGCGATGCCCCGGCATTGGCGAACTGATCGTCATACTGCTTGTTGATGTTCGAGATGAAGTTGAGGTTGGCGTGCAGGATGCGCAAGGCTTCCCGCGTGATAATCGTCGGTGAAAGAAAAGTGTTAGCCACGGGTTAATCCCCCGAGCGCCCTAGGCCTTTCGCTTCCTTTCGAGGTCGGCGTTGCGTTTCCGCATCCACTCCTCGGGCGAAAGGCTTTCGTCGCTCACGTCGAAGGCCCGCGAACTTGCGCCGCCCACTGGCGACGGTGGTTTCGGGGCCGCGGTCTGCGGTTTTGCAGGAGGTTTGGCGCCGGCTTGGGTTTCGGGTTCGTCGTCTCCGAGCTCGCCCTTGATGAGAGCTTCGGTGACGGCGATATAGCGCAACTGCTTGCCGGGGGGCATCTTTAAGAAGTCCTCCAGCGTTTGCGCATCGCCGCCGATGACGTAGGCCAGATCGGGCAGCACGTCCGAGTCGTTGAGCATCGCCTTTGCGGCAGGCGAAACCGATTGAGAGCCAACGACCTTCGTAATAGCCGGTATCGCGACTTCATCGAAGTCCTCGTACCGTTCGCGGGCCTCGGCGATCTTCTCGCTGATCTCCCGCTGCTGCTGCCTTACGGCGTTTTCCCGTTCCCAGGTTGAGCGTTCTTCCTTAGCCGCCCATCGGCCCAGCGATTCGACATAATCCTCGTAGGTCGCATACTTCGCGGTGCCATCTGGGTTTTTGTCTTCGACTGTGGGCTTGGGGTGCGCGTACTGCTGCTGCGTCGGCTGCGCTTGCGGCTGAGGCTGGTTGACGGGTGCGACTTCCGTCTTACGCTCTAATCCGGCCCCGCGCTTGATCTTGGCGATGGTCGCCTCAAGCTGTGCAATGCGATCCTCGGCACTCAGCTTTCCGTGTTTCGGCTTCTCCTGCTGCTGTTCTTCCGGTTCCGCTTCCGGTACGCTTTCGGGCTCATCGCCCTCGGAGGTGGCAGGGGCCGCTTCTGCCGGGGTGTCGGCCTGTTTGAATCGTTCGGGAAGCTCCCCGTCCGTCCGGTAACGTGCATACTCGGCCAGGGTGGGAGTTTCGCCGCGAAATACGTCTTCTGCTTCAACGGCTGACGGGGCCGCTACTGCCGTCTCTTCTGCCATGATGTTTTCCTTGTGCTCTTAACGCCGAGCAGGCGGGGTAGTGCTAAACTTGCGCGGATTGAGGCTCTGTCTGCTGCGCTGCGTTCTGCGCGTCCATCGCGCTCTGCTGCGTGGTAATCGCCGCCTGCTGCTCCGCTGCCTGCCGCGCATGCTGCGCTTGCTGGTCAGCCATGTGCAGATCGTGCCCGTGTTCCTGCGCCGCCATGCCGCTCTCGTGGGCTTGCTTATGGAACTGCTTCCACAAGTCCTCCACGAACTGCGCGCGCTCCTGAGCGATCTGCGATTTGGCCTCGATCTCCGCGACCGTGATCTGCGTCTCCATCTTGCGGTTTTCGAGCGTCAGATCGGCCTGCGATTGCGCGGCGATCTGCTGCATCTTGCCCTGCACCTCGACCACCTTGGCTTGGCGCTCAAACATGAGTTTCTGCAGCTCGCCCTGAAGCGCCTGCACCTGCTGCTGAGCCTGCGCCACGGCCGCTTGCGCCTGCGGAGGCAGCGGGTTATTGTCGTCATTCTGGAGCGCCGGGGGCAGCATCTTGTGGAAGCGTTCGGCCAACTCATCAGATCCGGCCATGTCGGAATTGCGGAAGAGTATGTCCCCGATCATCGGGAACATGTTCGGGCTTGTCTGCACAACCTGCGAGATGGTATCGAAGGACTCGGCGCGCTTCGATCCGTATGCCTTGCCGGCGGTGATGACTAACTTGATTCGACTGTCGGCGATCTTGTAATGATGTGTTGCTCCAGACTCATCCGCGTGTTCCTGGTTAATGAGGACGGTGCGCGGCTCCTCATCCGATCCAAGAATCTGCACTTCGCGCTCCGTGTCGTAGATTTTTGGAATAAGTTCTTCGATGATTTCCCCGGCCCGCTTGAATGAGCGTTCTAAGTTATCCATGAAGTGCATCGTGGTCAGGTTGGTTTGCTGCTGCCTGCGCACGATAGCCTGCCCGCTGGTTTCATTGCCTGAATTTCCCAGCGAGGCATCATAGATCCCCGTGGTCGCCTTCATGTCGTCCACTTCTTGAGAAACAAAGGCAGAAAGCGCCTGAATCGGCGGCTCGAAGGTCTGGCGCTGCGGAGGGCCGACCGCCTGCCCGTTCGCATCCACCGGCTTATAGAACAGCACCGGGCGCGGAGCTGTGTTCAGCGCCTCCCACTGCTTCTCGTAACCGTTAAGCTGCCCTTCGGCGGCGATGAAAGGCGATACCGGCGCCTGCGAAAGCGTCTCCGCGATGCGCGACTTCGAGTAATTGATGAGCTGCTGTGCCGATTTCTGCGGGCGCACAATAGAGGACAGTTGCGGCTTGCCCTCGATAATCATCTGCTTGCCGAGGACGGGAATGATGTTGCAAAGCGTCCCAGGCCAAGTGGTCGTGGAAGGTTCCCCATCATCCCCAGGAAGAATTTCTT